CATGAAGACGAGAACGAAATCATGGACGAAGCACACGATCCTAAGAATGCTGAAGCTCAGTCAATAGCTGCTACTGATAAAGCTGCTGATGCTACCGGAAGCGCTCCAAAGCGTAAAGGTGATAACACTAAGAAAGATCCTATGATTAAAACTAAAGCCGGCATGATTGCCGCAATTGTTGGAAAAATGCAGGGCATGAATAAACAAGCCATTACTGCAATGTACCACGAAAAAAATAGTTTTGAATCTGAAGGCGATATTATCGCTGAGGATGAAGTCAAAGATACAGTTAATGTAGAAGTTGATTTCAAGGATGATCTTAAAGCATTAGTATCTGAAGAAGCAACATTGTCAGATGCATTCAAGCAAAAAGCTGAAACTATCTTTGAAGCTGCAATCAATTCAAAAGTAAATGTTGAGATTGACAGACTAGAAGAAAAGTACAACGAAGAACTAGCCGAGGAAGTAGCAACTACTAAGGCAGATCTTGTAGAGAAGGTAGACAACTATTTAAACTACGTGGTTGAAAACTGGATGGAAGAAAATAAATTAGCTATTCAAAACGGATTAAGAACTGAGATTGCTGAAGACTTTATGAATAAGATGAAAGATCTTTTCACAGAATCTTATATCGCAGTACCGGAAGAAAAAGTTGATTTAGTAGACGATTTAGCAGATCAGGTTGAAGAGTTAGAGGCAACTGTTAACGAATCAACTCAGAAAGCAATCGACATGGCTGTTGAACTTGAAGGTTACAAAAGAGAAGCTATCATAAGAGAAGCTACTAAAGACCTAGCCGAAACTCAAGTTGAAAAGTTAAAGTCACTAGCAGAAAACGTAGATTTCGATGATGAAGAGACTTTCACACAGAAAGTAGCTCAACTAAAGGAATCATATTTCGCTAAGGCTGCAAAATCTCAGGATGATTCAATAGATGAAGAAGAAGCTCCAGTAGTTACTGCTTCAGACTCAATGAATTCATACCTTAATGCAATCAAAAAAACTAATGTTAAATAGGAGAAGCAAGATATGAACGGTGTATCTTACGATAAGTTAATCGAAAAATGGAATCCTGTACTTTCTGAAGAATCAGCTGGTGCAATTAAGGACCATCATAGAAAAGCTGTAACAGCTGCAGTTCTCGAAAATCAGGAAATCGCTCTAAGAGAAGAAGGAATGATCAACGAAGCCGCACCTACAATGGCTACTACAAGTACAGCAAACTGGAATCCAGTTTTAATCGCACTAGTCAGACGTGCTATGCCTAACTTAATGGCATATGACATCTGTGGTGTACAACCAATGTCAGGACCAACTGGTTTGATTTTTGCAATGAAGTCATTGTACAAAACAGCTAGAACTGGTATAAGTGTAAATGATGAAGCTTTATTTAACGAAGCTCAGTCAGGTTACTCAGGTGACTCTGCTACAACAGCACCAGCAGACGGATCAGGTTTATCTGGTCATTCAGACGGTGACTTAGATAGTACTATTGCTGACTCAGCAGTATCTGTACTAGCAGGTAAAGGTATGACAACAGCTAACGCTGAAGGTTTAGGTTCATCAGGATCTGGTCCAAATACAGCATTTGCTGAAATGGGATTCTCAATCGAGAAATCAACTGTGACTGCAAAATCAAGAGCTCTAAAAGCTGAATACAGTTTAGAACTTGCTCAAGATCTTAAAGCCATTCATGGCTTAGATGCTGAGACAGAATTGGCAAATATCTTGTCAACTGAAATCTTAGCTGAGATCAACAGAGAAGTTATCAGAACTGTTAACTCACAAGCTAAAATTGGAGCACTACAGGCAAATACAGCTATTAACGGTATCTTCAACGTACAGACAGATGCTGATGGTAGATGGTCAGTAGAAAAATTCAAAGGGTTAATCCTTCAAATCGAAAGAGAAGCTAACGTAATTGCAAAAGAGACACGTAGGGGTAAAGGTAACTTTATGATCTGCTCATCTGACACTGCATCTGCATTAGCAGCTTCCGGTATGTTAGACTACACACCTGCAATGTCAACTAACCTACAGGTAGATGACACAGGTAACACATTCGCTGGTGTATTAAACGGCAGAATGAGAGTCTACATTGACCCATATTCAACAACAGATTATATTACAGTAGGTTACAAAGGCACAAATCCATATGATGCCGGTGTATTCTATTGTCCATATGTACCATTAACAATGGTCAGAGCTGTTGGTGAAGAGACATTCCAACCAAAAATTGGTTTCAAAACCAGATATGGTATGGTCTCAAACCCATTCGTAGGTAGCACACCTGCTGATGGACTAGCAACAGCTAGAACTAACCAGTACTATAGAAGTTTCAGAGTTGATAACATTCTAGGTGCATAAACCTTAATGGTTAAAAGTTAAGAGAGGAGTTTCGGCTCCTCTTTTTTCGTATAAATAGAATCATGGCATTAACTAATAACTTTAATTATCTACAACCAACCGGCTTTAAGTTGGTTATTGATAGAACTAACTATCCAAATCTAGAATTTTTTATTCAGGATTTTACTCACGCTGGTGTGATCATGAACACAGCAGATTTGCAATATAAGAAAATAGCTGCAATACCTTTTATAGGTGATAAGTTAACATACAACGAAATGTTGGCTAACATCATATTAGATGAAGATATGAAATCTTATAGAGAGATGCATAGCTGGATGAGAAGAGTACTAGATCAGGATATGACTACTCCGGTAGATAGATTTAAGGCAAGAGTTCAACAACCTCCTGCTACATCCGACATTACTTTATCTATACTATCGAGTTCTAATAATCCAGTCGTAAGAATTGTTTATAGAGATTGTATACCTGTTGCTTTAACAGACATTCAATTTCAAGCCACATCAGGCGGTGAATCATTTCTTACATTTGGAGCATCATTTAGATTTACATACTTTGATATACTACATAAAACTGCTACAGGTGCAATGGTCGATTCAGATTCATTCTCTGTAACCGGCAAGTTAACTAGTTAATATATAATACTATTGGAGAGATTATGATTGATTTGAAACAGATCCACAACATGTGGGCAGAAGACTGCACTATTAATAATACACAATTAGATGAAACATCTAAACAAACCCCAGCATTACATTCAAAATATTTACAGTATTGGTCAACCGCTAAGCTAGAACTAAAACGTGCAGAGTTTGAGCAAAAGAAAGTTTTAAAAGACAAGTGGTTATATTATAATGGAAAGATGGATCAAAAAACTTTAGAAGAAAAAGGTTGGAATCCAGATCCGTTTGACGGATTAAAAGTGTTAAAAGGTGAAATGGATTACTATTACGAAAGTGATCCTGAAATACAAAAGACCGAAGAAAAAATTCAATATTGGAAAACTGTAAATGATACATTAACAGAGATAATAGACAATTTAAAATGGCGACATCAAACAATATCGAACATAATCAAATGGAAACAATTCGAGTCAGGAAATTAAATCATTCAACTATCCACTTAATGTGTGATAGATCTGTAAGCACCGAACTAAGAGAGTTCTTTTCTTTCTTTGTACCCGGTTATAGATTTATGCCCGCCTATCGTAATAGAATATGGGATGGGAAAATAAGATTATTCAATCAGACTACAGGTGAAATACCTGCAGGTTTGTTTCCACAAATTTTAGCATTTGCAGAATCACGTGAATATGAACTTGAAATAGATGATTCTGAATATGGAAATCCTAATGAAGGTAATACCATAAACGCAGATTTCATGATGAAGTTTGTAGAAGCATTAAAGCTTCCATTTAAAATTAGAGACTATCAGTTTGATGCGGTTTGTCATGGCATACAAAGAAAGAACGCTATACTGCTTTCACCGACAGGTTCTGGTAAGTCACTTATAATATACGTGTTAATGCGTTATCTTTTATCATCGTTTGAAGATAAAAATATCCTGGTTATTGTGCCGACTACTTCGTTAGTTGAACAAATGTATAATGATTTTAAAACTTATGGATATAACGTAGAAGCGAATTGCCATAGAATATATTCAGGTAAAGATAAGAATACAACTAAAAGAGTTATTATAAGTACGTGGCAATCGATATACAAATTTCCTCAAGCTTGGTTTGAAAGATTCGGTTCTGTGTTTGGTGATGAGTGCCATGGATTTAAATCAAGATCATTGACATCTATAATGAACAAGTGCATTGAGGCAGAATACAGGTTTGGTACAACAGGTACATTAGATGGTGCACAAACACATGAACTTGTTTTACAAGGATTGTTCGGCAAGATACACAGAGTAACGAGTACAAGACAATTACAAGATGATGATACACTCGCTAAATTAGAAATACGCAGGATAGTGTTACAACACAAAGAAGAAATAAGAAAAACATTCGGTAAACAGACATACCAAGATGAATTACAATATGTAGTATCACACAAATCAAGGAATGCATTCATACGTAACCTCACTCTTGATTTAGAAGGTAATACATTAATACTGTACAATTATGTTGAGAAACACGGCAAACCTCTACATACATTAATAAAAGAAAAAGCAGAAGAAGGACGCAAGATATTTTTTGTATCAGGTAATACTGCAGCTACAGATAGAGAAGCAATAAGAGCTATAGTAGAAAAGCAAAAGAATTCTGTTATAGTAGCATCACTCGGCACCTTTAGCACTGGTATAAATATTAGGAATCTTCATAATATTGTATTTGCATCTCCATCGAAATCGCAGATAAGAGTTTTGCAAAGTATTGGAAGAGGATTGAGAAAAACTGATGACGGTAAGTCTACTACACTATATGATATAGTGGATGACATAAGTTGGAAGTCACGTAAAAATTATGGAATATTACATGCAGATGAAAGACTTAGAATTTACGGTAGAGAAAAATTTACACATAAAACATACAGAGTAGAACTATGAGTAAGAATGTAAAGCAATTTAAATTAACTAATAATGATGAAATAGTCTGTGAAGTCGCAGCATGGCATGATGAAGAAACTGATGAGATAGTAATAAAGAAAGCACTTAAAATAGTAAGTGTAGAAGATTACTCTCGTGGTATAAGATTCTTTGCTCTGAGACCTTGGATAGCTTTTCAAGATGATCCAGAAGAATTACAATCATTAAATTCAACTCATATTATTGTAACATCTTCACCTACTAAGTCTATGTTAAAATATTATAATACATGCCTAACGGCAATAAAACAAGATCTTAAAAAACCTGGCATACCTCGTAAAGGTGTTTGGGCTAATTTAGATGAAGTAAATCATGAAACCCGTGATTTAACAGATGATGAACTTGACGACTACCTTACTAGTAAATACGGTAGCATGATAGAAGATGAATTCCCGGATTCAGCAGATAATAACATAATTAAATTTAAGCCGAAAGATACGATGCATTAGGGTATATCCCCTCTTCCTCAGATATACTATCTTATTTTACCACACTTTTCAGCAAATGTACACCGTTATTTTCGCTTCTTAAAAGAAAAAAAAGTATTGTACATTTACGTAAAATTAGTGTATAATAGTACTATAGAATAAAGGATTAACTATGGCCCGCAGAAAAAGCATACACTACGTCAATAACGCGCAGTTTTCACAAGCAGTAGTTGACTATGTTGGACACTTAGAAGAATGTAGAAAAGATGAAATAACTTTACCAAAAGTTCCTGACTACATAGCACAATGTTTCTTAAGGATAGCCGAAGGGTTATCACATAAAGCAAACTTCATAAGATATACTTATAGAGAAGAAATGGTAATGGATGCAGTTGAAAACTGTTTAAAAGCCATATCCAACTATAACCTTGAAGCTGCAACAAGAACTGGTAA